GTCCGACAATTTGGGTCGCGTCCGTGAGGATTTGGAGGCCCTCTTCGATGGACGTGTATCCTTCCGCGCTGTCGGTGCAGGAGAATGTTTCCCCTGTCTCCACAATGTGAATACAGAGTGAGTGGACCTGGGTGAGCCCCTCAAGGAGCCCGTCCGTTTCGATGTCGAAAAGTGCTGTACGGGTCATGGCAAGCGATACTCGTCATGGCGAACCCAGACACGCGCAAACCCGTTATAGAGGTTGTAGATGCGGCGTGTCTCAACGCGCTCCAACCAAACCCAGGTGCCGTCGATGTAAACGGGATACCAAGCGAACCAAGGTTTCCATACGCAGTTTGCCTTGGAGAGGTCAGTCTCCTTCTTTGTCTTTTTTAATTTCATTATGTGTTCCCACAAGTGGGAGGATTAGAAGTCGCCGCCGCTCTCGTCTGAGAACCCGTGACTTCCAGCCTCGGATGTTTCGGGGAGCTCGGTCTCGAACAGTTGACCGTCCTCGGCATTGTATCCGAGATAGATCACGTCACCCGTGGAGTTACCTGTGTAACGGTCCTTGAGGATGCGGAATGTTGAGATAGAGCGTAGCTCGTGGACCTCGTGCTGTTGATCGCGTTCAAGGGCGAACATGTAGTGGCACCAGAAGCCAATGGCTCGGGACCCTTTGAAGTGCCGGATCATGACCCGCCCGCCTTCCTCGTGAGGTTTCCCTTCAGGGGTCGCGAGGTGTGAGATCAAGACGATCATGATGGGGATTTCTTTTACGAGGGCACCCATCGCGGCCATGATGCGTTCGAGACCCTTGCGCTCATCCTCCTCAGCCGCAGCAAGTGCCGTGAGGTGGTCGAGGTAAAAGATTTCGGTTCCGTCTGAGTGATACATGAAGCGGATGGCATCCTCGACAATCTCCCATTGGTTCGCGCCGAAGCTATCGAAGAAGGTGATGTTGTCGTTCTGGTCCAGCGCGTCGATTGCTTGGTCCAGGTCTTCATCGGTCCACTCGGGAACATACCCAGGAGGCAGCTCTACATCAGGGCTCTCATTAAGCCTTGGAATATGGAACCGTTTCCCTGCCCATTTACCAGCGAGGCGCTTACCTGTCTCTTCGGGTTGCTGCTCAAGGAAGAAAAGACCAACCTTCCTGTCGAGGACCGTGGCATCATAGTTGATTTGCTGGGTCAGGATGTCCGTCTTCCCGATACCCGTACCAGCACCTAGTGCGTAGATTTCACCAGTGCGACGGCCATAGGTCTTGGCGGTCAGGGAGGGGAGGAACCAAGGGAGGCCCCACTCAACGGGTTTCTTTAAGCGGTCCCTGATCTCCCGGAAGGAGACGAGGCCGGAGGGCTTGTAAGGCTGGGCAGCAAAGGTTGCATCGACCAGCTCTGCGGCGCGGCCCGCAACCAACATCTCGTTCGCATCCTTCAAAGGTAGCTTACATATGTAAGCCTTCCCTGGGGGGAGCATACGCGCTGCTTCTTCGGCGGCGGCTTGGCCTGCCTCGTCCATATCGAAACAGATTACAACCATCTCGAATTGCTTGAGGAACTCTATAGAGCGTAGGAAGGACTTAGCGGCATCGTCAGCCCCTAGAGGGACACTGGCGACGGGCCACTTGTTTCCTGTGGCTTGGGAGATAGACATCGCGTCAATCTCACCTTCCGTCACCACAATACGGCGGCGGGACTTTGGGGTGATCCACTCGCCGAACAGCCCGGGCTTGTTGCCCTTCCCGAGCCATGGCATCCCTTCGCTCTTGTCCGCGAAACGGAGCTTCTGGCCGTAGACCTGACCGTCCTTGCGGTAGTTGGCCACATGGACAGTTTGGCCCCGGAAAAGCGCGAGCTCGTAACCGAAGCGGCGGCAGGTTTCCTCAGTGATGCCTCGGAGGCCTAATGCTCGGTATTCACCATCAAGGAGGTCTGTGTTGCGGGGAGCCGAGGGGGAGGATCGCTCCGACCCATCAGCGGGTTCATAGTGGTCACACCCCTGCCCGAAGCAGTAAGCGTGACCATCAGAGTAACGTCCGAGGTTGTCGGAGGAACCACACGCGGGGCATGGCTCCTTTCCGACTAGGACGCTATCTTCGCCATCATCCATTAAAATGCAACCTGCTGGACGAGATGGTCGTCAATGTGTTCGCTGAGATACTCACTGACACACCGCTTAACCTCGTTGAGGGAGGTTCCCACGAAGCGGGGGCCGATAAGACCCTGCGGTAGTGCGCGTGAAGACACTGACGCCAGGAAACCGTTTTCCACTTTCTCAATCTTGAATTCAACAGTGATCTCAGTGGCGTCGTCTGGTACTCGGGGGCGTAAGTTCATGCTCAGTCCTCCAGTAGCGCGGAGATGCGGTTCGCCGCTTTGAGGGCGCGGGCTCGTTCGTTGTTCTCTGCTTCCCAGGCTTCGTTGATGCGGACCTTGTCCTCATCGGCCTTAACATGGACTTCGAGCATCTTCGCGAGAAGGTCATCAGCTTCCTTTTCGGCTGCTTCGATGACGTCACCGTAGGCCACTGACTTCTTGTCAGCCCGGTCGAGGCACTCATCGGCAACCTTCAAGAGGCGTTCTTTGGTCCGCGAAAAGTCCGCCATGACATCTGCTGTCGTGGTGGGACGGACGAAGTATGCGAGAATTGCTGTGATGAAGTTCATTCGGATGTTCCTTCTTGAGGGGCCAGGGAGTAGCGGGTGTATTGGATGCCGGAGACGGGGTGCTTCTTGCGTTCCCGTTTGATGCCGATGCCTGCTGCTTCGAGGTCGCAGATGCGTCGGGATAGGGAGGCGTCTGAGATGCCAATGTCCACGGCTGCATCACGGGCGCTGATCGACCCTGCTTTCTCGATGTGGGCCAGGACTTGACGGGCGCGAGGTGCAAGGTGGTTGATTGCCTTGACCATGCGTTGGTGTGCGTTCATTCGTTTACTTCCTTCAGTGAGGTTAACTTGCTGTCTGAAACGAAAGCCCCCACAGGGGTTATCCTGCGGGGGTCAAATTCGGTTATCTCTAGGGGCAACCAATTACAGCGGGAGGAGCCGGATCACTGTGCCGATCTGGATAGACTCCGGTTGGAGGTATCCGTTCAGCTTGGCGATTTGTGAGGTGCTCGTTCCGTATGCCTGGGAGATGCTCCAGAGCGTGTCGCCTTTGCGGACAACGTGGGTGCTTGGGATTGACAACGGGTCAGAGGTAGCTGGTGGAGGGGAGGCAAACTCACCACCCATGCGGTCCTTGTTGAGGAACTCCTGTACGGAGAAGCATGGGCAGGCCTTAGGGGAGGAGTTAGTCATTCGGATGAGATCACGATGGCCGATGATCTTTTCGTCCGGGAAGTCGTAGATGTCCTGCATGTCATCAATGACCTTGCGCAGGGACTTCATTTGAGCGTCCGTGAAGTTGTTCTCCGGTGTACCGTCTTTGGCGATACCGCCAGCGAGGCAGACCCCAAGTGTCTTGCCATTCCACTCTCGTCCACATCCCCCAACGTGAGCGCCCTTACGGTTCAGGGGTCGCATAGGGAAACCCGTTGCTGCTGTCTGGATGTCGCCAGAGCGGGTAATAAAGATGTGGTAACCAGCACCGGACCAGCCTTTGCGGAGGTGCAGGGCGTTGATCCAGTAGGCGTCGATGTCCATGTCTGCGTAGGTCGCAGCGCAGTGGACGATTAGAAATTCTGGGTTAAACATTACTCATTGATCCAGTCCTCGGGAATGAGCTTCGTCGCGTAAAGGAAGCCATGCTTCTCACACCAATCAGCGTAAGAGCTCTTCGCTCCCTTCGAGAGTTTGGCTTTCGCGTTGCTGAATACAAAGCGCAGGTCCATGTCAGGGAATTGCTTCTTCAGGAGAATGTGTTTCTTGCGGTCGGCCAGCATGAAGCGGCCTTTGGTTTCCACCACAATCTCTTTACCCGTCTTGCGGGTCTTAATGACGAAGTCAGGTGTGTATTTGTGCTGGCTCTCAGGGACGACATACCGGAGGACAACCTCTTCGTATTTGAAGGGAACCTCGTGGCGTTCGAGAAAGGCAGCGTTGCGTTCTTCAAGACCAGACCGCCACCCATGTTTCAGGGCAGCGGCTTGGACGTTCATAGGTTTGCGGGCCATTTAGAAGTCGGTCAGGTCTTCACCACCCGGGCCTTCGTCGCCTAGGTCAGCACCTTCGTCCGCGACATAGGCATCGGCGTAGAATGCATCCTCTGGATCAACATCCTCTTCACCAAAGCCCATGTCAGAAGCCGAGGCCTGCCCACCTTCGAACTCAACCAGCTTCAGGATTTGAACACCCTGGAGGACGGACGTTACCCTTGATGGCTGCGCCTTTGGCGTCAAACAGAGCGACTTTCTTCTTGATCTCATAGGGCTTGCCTGTCTTCCGGCTGACCCCTGTAATCAGCGCCGTCTGTTTGAACGTGAAAAGGATGCGGCCAGTTTCTTCAGCGGTGTCCTCGTCAAGTTCCGGCTTACCCACTTCAGCGACCTTGATGGTCTTCCGTGCGATGGCTTGCTTGTTCTGTGGGAGGCCCTCGATATAATCCTCAAGGTAGGCATCCCGGAGGGCTTCCATTTCGGCCTGGAATTTGACGGCGGCTTCGCCTTCCATGGCGATTGTGATCTTGTACTCTTCGCCGTCCTTGTTGAAGTTGAGCGCTGGACGGACGAGGGCTGTGTAACCTGCGACTGTGCAGCGAGGGGTTGTGATTTTAGTTGCGGCCATTGGGCGCTATTCCTTTCGAGGGATGATGAACCCACGCGCCTCGGCTTCAGCAGAGAAGTCCACTGGCAGGCGTTCATGGGTTAGAGTGAGTTCCAGGATGGCAACCAGAAGGTCACCATCGCTGAGTTCGGTCGGGGAGATGTTGGGGTCGGTCAGCATTAAATCTCCTCACCCAGGTAGCTCTCAACGGCTCGGAGTTCCGGGTGCTTTCCCGCTGCGCCGTTCCACATGTTCTGTGTCGTGTCGAAGACAGTTTGGGGGAGCACCCCGTAGCGTTTGCAGAGGAGCAGGAAAACCATGCCCGAGGCGAGAACCTGGGAGGTTGGGGAGTAGTCCTGTAGGCGGTCAATGACCGTCATGGATGCATGACCAACAGGCTTTGGGTCTGCCAACATCATGTGGTCGCGGTTGATGAGGTTCTTCTTGGTCATGTGATACTCCGTGTGTGTGTCTGTGGGACAACCGAAATTCGGTTATCTCTAGGGGCAACCTTTTGGGTCTGAGGTGAGAGGTCCTTGCCGAGATGAAGCTCCAAGGTGCGGCGATTGACGGCGGTTAATTGGGTGGAAGCGGTGCGGTGTGCGCGGCGGTTAGCCAGGGCGTGGTTAAGCGAATACAAAATCACTCTCCTTGATGAGGTTCAGGTTTAGGTTTCCGACCTCTGGTACTTGTGGGATATTATCACTTGTGGGAAGAGCAGAGCAAATTTCGAGACGGAACTCGGCTAGGTTGTCCCTATCCGTGTATAGCGAGACGAGGCTTTCCCTGAGGCAGGCGGCGAGCATATCAGTGTCAGCAGCAAGCGTCCCGAAGCTGTCATGGACCACAGCCACCGACCGAACCCCGTTGTCCTTAGCGAGGAGCACGGCCATGCGGAGGTGTGTTGCGTCCATGCTGTGAACCCAGTTTGGAGCCACCCCGTTCGCCTGACGCCGCACATCCAGCGAGTCCTTCTGGTCCCGCATGGCGGCATAGATAAGCTGATCCCCGAGGCGGGTCTTAACCCGTCGCTTGCTGGTGTTCATATAGGCTTGAGACACAGGGAAGCCGTCTGGTGTTGTCCACAACAAGGGCACCTCTGCCTTACTGCTGACAGATGCACACTCCCGTAGCCAATCCATCGCAACACGAGCAGCGACAACAACCTCACCAATGGAACTCCAGACATGCTCTGAGAGTAGCGATGCCGCTTCCATCTCGAGGCCCTCCAGAGGATTACTCCCTTTGGGCATCTTTTCAGCGGTCTCGACAATCCACTCCAAGAGGAACTGGCGGCAGGAGAACTTGGTCGAACCATAGGGCAACGTCATTGTGGACCTCTTCGTGGTTTTGCGGTTCACCCCGAAGTCGAGGACACGCGCAGCAAGAGAGCCCTTCTCACTTGTGGGAACATCTGCACGTAGCTTTTCGATGACCTTATCCGCCACTTCTTGGTAGACGTCTGAAGGCTCCGGGTGTGGGAGGAGGTTCACAGCCGAACCACCAATCTCATCCTTGAGGGCAGCGGAGAAATGCTGGAGACCAGAGCAAGACCCGTCAAGGGCCACGGCCAGGTGGGATACGAAAGCCCCGCCCTCTCGAAGGAAACCAGCCCACTCTATACAGAAGGCCAGGAAGCACCACGGGCTGTCCGCCTCGGACCACCACTGGTTTGTGAGGGGGTCTTCACCGCAGGCCTTGATCTTCTCCTCGTTTTCCATAACCCAGTCGATGCGAGCCTCCAGGGACGCCTTGTCGAAACCGAAGGTGTTAGCGCCGTGGATAGCAAGCCAACCAGGACCCGTGGCATCGCCGAGGGGCTTACCTTTAGCGAACCGCAGGAGCCCTTTGGAGGTGTCCGACCCCTGAGGTGTTAAAGCAACGCCAACCGGATACACCCGCCCACGGAAGTCGAGGGAGTGTGGGAAGTAAATCTTGTCGAAGTCCTTGAAGCGGATGGCAATCCCCACCTGGCGGGCAACCTGCATACGTTTCACTGTGATCTTGCTGTTGTAGAGGTGCTTGGCTGTCGCATCTCGTTTCCATAACTTCACAGCTTCTTGCTGCTCTTCCGTGCGATCATCTTTGGCGACACCATCACAAGGGAACGGCGGCACTACCAGGTGATCCCGTGGGGGTAGTCCTGCGATCTCCGCGCCGCGCTCCCAGAAGTGAGTGAAAACATCGAGAACGTCAGTGTTGACCTGCCACGCTGTCTCTTGGATTTCATTGACGGCTTCATATACCGGAGCCATTTGCTCAGGGATGTTGTCCAATTCCGTGAGGTAGTTGGGATTGTACGTTTTCACGAAAGCAGTACGGAACGAGATGGGGTCCAGGTATCCGCCATTGTAGGCTCCGGTCCATTTGACAGGGGGCACCACCATGGGAAAGTAGAAGGGTGCCATGGACTGGGCTGTCTCCAGGTTACGCTCCATCCACTCGAGAACGGCGGGGGTCGCGCAGAGTTTCTGTGAGGTCTTCTTCGCTTGCTTGTCTGGGGTCAGCTTCAGCGCAACGAAGCCTGTTACATCACGGAAGAGTTCAACCATTTTCATACCCAGGTGCAACATGTCGGAGTGAGACCAACCCTCCCATTCGTCAATGTGCTTTTGGTATGTGTAGAGGACAACCGTACGGGCACGTTCGTCACCCTGACCCTTCACCTGGTTGCGCATCTGGTTGAAGAGCGCAGGCTCCCGCTTCTGGAAGGTCGTGTAGAGCATCTCAGCCTCCATACGGCGACCGATGCGGAGCGCTGTAGCGGTTGCTCGGGGCTCCTTGGCGAGTGTGTTGATGATCTCCTGCGCAGTGATGAAGGCCACCACTTCGGGGTCGAACTCCTTAAGATGTGTAATTGAGGGGTATTTTATTCCCACAAGTGGGAGGAGTGAGATAAGCACTTAAAGCCTTGAAAGATAGGGCTCTGCACTTATTATTAAGGAAACCAACCGATAGTGGGTAAAGTCCAAAATAAGCCGAAAGTTTTTTGAGGGGGCTCATATGCCTTATTTCTAAGGGGCTATCCTCTAGCGGTTTGCACCTTTACTCCTGGTGTAAATGGGGTTTTGCACCAAGGGTATTAGGAAGCAAGAGCCGCTATTAACTCCACATTTGACAGGCGGTTGATACGGGCGGCAACCCGGTCTGCAAGCTCCGAGGGGTCCAGGTCTGGAGAAACCCTGAGCTCCGCTTGCGCGTACTCACTCTGAAGGTCCCTGAAGGACTTCCATAGGTTCCGTTTGAAGTTCTCGTGTCGCATTGGATCGCTGATCCTCTCTCCGGGCAATGGTTCTCTAACCATCTCCTATCCTTTCAAGTTCGTGAGGGGAACCACTACCGGACCCGTGGAGTTACCCTCGAGAGCCGCAATGGCAGAGCGGTTTCGTTCCGGCGCGAAGTGGGCATAACCAAGCGTGGTCTTAATCTCAGTGTGACCAGCGAGATATTGGACGGTAACGAGATCAACCCCAGCAGATACCAGGCGGGTGCAGAACGTGTGTCGGGTGATGTGCGGTGTGTATTGGTTGTCGTCATCACGGCCCAGCCACTTACGGGCGCGGTTCCACTCCTTGAGGAAGTCATTATACACCAGAGGGTGGAACGGCCCAGGTGCTCGTGCTTTGTTTAGGCGCAGCAGCGAGAGGATTGAGAACGCGCGGGAGGTCAGCGGAATAGCTCGAGGCTCCACACCCTTGCTGTCCCAGATGTAGACCTTTCGCTCCTTGAGGTCGATATCTTCCCAGCGAAGCCCCAGGCACTCACGTCCCACACGCATACCCGTGTCGATCATCACGGCCACCACCTGACCCAGGAGCGGTTTCTTCTCGGTCTCGAAGTAGGAGATTAGCTCCTCCTCCTCTTCAATGGAAAGGAAGCGGGCCTTCACCTTACGGACACGAAGGGACGGGAACTCGGGGAGCTGACCTGTCATGCCGCCCATACGGCGGGCGTGAGACATCACTGAGCGTAGCAGAATAAGGCGCTGCTTGATGGTGTTGATGGTCAGGGCGTCCCCCTGCCGGGCAACCGTCGCGTACTCTACAAGAGAACCTGAAGAGATCGTGTCGAGGCGGGTGTTTTCGCCGAAGTGCCGGATGAGGCCGTTCCCGTTTGATCGGTAGGTTTTGGCGCTGCTGTCCGTCCCGCCATTAGTTAGTAGCTTCTGTTCGATGTAGTTTTCGATACCCGTGGAAAGGTCCCATTTGTGGGAAGCATCAGTCACAGAATTAACTCGTGCATCTTCGCGGAGCTTCTCCTGAAGAACCACCGCCTGAGCAAGGGTTGGTCGGGTTCCGGTTTTCCGAACCCCATCCACCATAACGGAAACGCGGTAAGACCCACCGCGTTCGGTGATACCTTTGGGCATATCTGGTTTGGGCATTATCGTATCCCTTCTAGGGTTCTTAATAGGGCCACCCCTTTCGGGGTGATACAGGCCAGTCTCGCTCGGCGATCCTCGGCGTCAACGCGCTGAGATACCAACTCAAGACCACCCTTACTGGATGACTTGGACCAGTGGCGGTCACCAAGGTAAGTAAGGGCCCGGTTGGCGGCAGACATGCTCAGACCAGTTGCCTTCTGGAGGTCTTTGATGGGAACCTCCCCAGTCTCGCTCTTGCTTTGGAGGGAGTGTAGCGTGAGGAAGGTCACCATAACAGCCATCGATAGGTCAGGGTCCTGCGCTCGAAACAGCGTCAGGGCGGTTAAGAGGTTTTCGGGAGTCAATGGGGGTCTGCTTTCCAGTGTTTCGTGGCTCGATGACGAGAAGGATGCCCCATATTCGGACCCCGGTGCAAGTACCGTGTCGTGTTTCGTGGCGGATAATTGAGACACGTTTCTCTCAGATGAAGAGCAGGCCTAGTAAAATGAAGGTTGCGATTATTGCAAAGTTCCCGCCCCAAGCTAAGAATATGGTTAACATTGTTGTCACCTAGTTATCCTCCTTTTCGACTTTCTTGGGGCGGGATTGTGTTAGTGTTATGGGAACTAAAGTGTCACTCGAGGCTGGTCACTTTGATGTTGTCCAGGACACAACCGCCGTCTCGGGATGTGATACCTACGCCGCGTGATGTGATGGCCGTTGCGGGCAGAGTACCTGATTGAATAACCGTGCCGTTGTGCGTAAGTGTGTAGTTGTCACCCGTTAGCGCGATGGACCAGGTGCCCAGCCAGCCGTCCGGGACAACAGGCCCTTGTGCAGCGGTTTCGAGACCGTTTGTGTCAGACTGTTTGCCAAATTCAACCCGACCGGAGCCTGTGTTGAATAGCGCATACACGTAGTTTCCTGCCCCATCGTAGCGAAGCCGGACTTCATGTCTCTGGCTTATGGTTACGACATCAAACTCAACCTCAATATCATCAAAGGTTGGATCGACTGCCAGCTTGGCGATAGGCCGCGAGAAAGCTGCCCCGGTCGCAAGAGCTTGACCACTAGAAACCGCCCAACCAGTCGTGACGTCTACCCAATCTGCACCCAGTGTGGCTGAGTCAGCGCGGTCGAAGTCGTCCTCGAAGAAAGCAGGCGCGACGGACTGTGGGATCACGGCTTCCAGAGGGGGCTCGAACGGCCCGATTGAATAGGCCGTCCAGTCCATATGGACGGCCTGTCGCCCCGCTGGTGTCACCTGTCAGAAGAACCGCGCCGGATGATGACTTGATCTTACCCGTACCAGTGTATCCAGTGTAGTCAAGATCAACCAGATCAGTGACAATTGCGCCAAGGTAGTGCGGCGAAGGGCCCGCTGTTACGTCCAATGGTTCAAGAGAAATGTCTTGTTGACCTACACTACGGTTTGGCGCGTAGAAGATGTTGTTTTTTTCGACCGCCTCGCCTGTGAACGTGTAATCTGGATCAGTGTTTGTTCGCGTGGCGACGGAATTTCGCTGCAACGTAGGCGTCAGCGGGGGGGTTGCGTTTTCGTCGCTGCGCATGTCGATGAAGGCACACGAATAAAGCTCAATCGGGTTGAGAAAATTACCGAACTTGGCTGGCGCAGTGCCTTCGCCGCCGCCCAGCTTCACGATACTTTGGATCGTGTCGAAGGTTTCAGCAGGTGTATCAGGTTGAACCATGATGAAATTGCGTAGCGTTGTACCACCAAGAGTGATTGTAACGACCTCACGCGCAGGGCCAGTGCTGATATGGCGGATACGGTCACACACGATGTCTTGCGGCGCATAGTGAGGGCTTGGGCCGGACGGGATGACACCAAAACCAAAACCACCACCCTCGATCTCGCACATATCCATGCACAGCATCTGAGCAAGTGCGCCAGACGTATTCCATCGGTTGGGGTTTTGCGGTTGGGCAGTATCTGCCCAGTTACCTATCGACACAATAACACTCTTTTTGATCGCGGTAGGGCCCTCAAAGTCTTCGTCAGGAAAACGCATGGGGCCGTGTACGGAGTGAAACGGCGCGTTCAAGTAGTCTTTCCCGTCGCCCAGGCGCTGCGCGAGTGGGTTTTGGCGGATCATTGAGCCGATGATCGAGATGTGACCGTACCGACCGTATATACCATAGTTGAAGAACCCGAAAACGTCGCTGTCGGACACGTAAGCCTGACCACTTGTGTGGATGGAGATGTCTGCACCTATTGTCTTGCAGCGATTGATTGTGACAGGAACTTGCGCGTGGATCGTAAAGAAGTGCGAACCGCTTGTTGTCGTGTTGAACGGGTCAGTTGGATCATACGTCCCAACAGGGTCGATGTCTTGAAATGACAGATCGCCGCCCGCCTGAACTTGACGGATATCCATCAGGTTAGTGTCAGGGTCTGTCCCAGTGCCGTGCGCCACAATAGATAGGTGCGCGGCGTTGAAGTTGGCATCAATCTTGAAGTCGCCGTAAGATAGCCCTCGACGAAGGGACATGCGGCGACCTGATCCAGAAGGTGCTCCCGCGATGGCCGATGCAGCCACGCCAATGTCGGCAGCGTCATAGTCATCGCCCTGCGCCACGTCACCCACTGTGATCGTGTTAGACCCCGCAAAGATCACGTCAGGGTCTTGGATGTTGACGTCAACCGTTGCTGTCACTGTCTGGAACAGGCCTGTTGCATCGTTGAAGAACGTGGCTTCGCACGTCACAGTTGCCGTAGGGTCGGGGTTCTCGAACACGAACGCAGAAACAGGGCCGTAGTCAACAGAACGCTCGCGCGACCACCCGAAACTTACAGGTAGCGTCGTGTAGTCGCCAGTTTCTGGGTAAATCCATTTATAATCAACGTCGTGGTAAGGTCGCAATTCGCCTGTGCCAGCCAATTCGCCCACAAACTGAATACCCGCAGGGGCCACACCTGACGTGCGCTCTGGCGTAATTGTCAGGACAGGCGAACCGACAGACGGTGTGACCGTCTTGATTGCAGACCAGCCCCCCGTGAACAAGGAACCATCACCATCACGGCACCAAACAACCCGAACCTGGACAGATGTGGTCTGACCGGCGGGGACACGGATGCGGCGAACTCGGTTAAGCATTGGCCCAAGCAAAACGACACTGACATTTTGCGTCGCGCCGTCATCAACCAAAACCTCAAAGTATTCAGCGGTGTGGTCTGGTTGGATGGGAGTTCCGTAAAAATCAATCGCTGCGACATTCCCGGTAACACTGGGCTCATTAACCAGAGCCCACTGATTGGCTGCAAAACTGGAGAGCGCCGCATTTGAGGTCACAGGCGTACCTACAGTAATCGCAGTCTGTGTGGTCCCAAACGCATCGTCAAACACCTTTAGGGGGGTGAAGTCTTTTTTATAGAAGCCTGTGTAATGTTTCTTATTTGTCATTTGTTGGTTCCTTTAGTTTACGTTGTGTGGTCATCCTTGGAGGGGATCATCATGGCGTTATCTCTGACGTTGAAGCTCGAGGCCTTAGAGGCGACCTCTGCAAGAACATCAGGGTCCAAGTGCGGGTTGAAGATGGCGGCACCTCTGTATCGGAACCACTCACGTATCTCGTGGAGTTCGGCCTTCTCGATTGCCGAGTAGCAGACCCCCACGACCTCTTGGCGACACATGTGGGGGGATAGGTAGTGTTTCCCTCCACGCCACGCCTGAGGTGGGCTCTTGCGGCGAGGATCAAGGGCGGCTTCGGTGTGTTCGCTCACCTCGACTTGGATGTAGTAACGAGTACCATCATTGGCGCGGAAGAGACGAACTTCCCAGCCGTCCTTGTAGGTGATGTTGGAGATGATCTCGATGAGTTCTGGAAGGTCCATCAGTGGCGCTCCTGCACATGCTTTAGGTAACCCGCGAAGTCGCGAAGACGGGCCTCCTCATGAGGAGGCAAGGCCCCCTGCTTTGCGGCCTCATCCAGGAACCAATCGACGGCTGGTTCATTGTAGCCGGGGTCGAGGGTGTCCGTGGGTCGGATGGGGAGCTGGTCGAGGGCATCGCGTAGTCGTAGCGGGACGTTGAATAGGTCCAATTTGAGGACCATGAAGGAGGGTGTTGCGAAGGCGGGGGCGAGGCAGGCGGAAGGTACCACCTCATCCGCAGGGCTATGAGATGATAGAGATGTGGCGGGGGTCATCAATGCCAAACGGAGGCTTGAAGCGGGATCAAAGAGGGTGAATGACCGTGTCGTGAGACCCACTAGTTGGTCATTGAAGAGGACGGGGGAGTTCTTGGGCCATATGGTGGTTCTCATCTCACACCCAATCTGTTCCGGTTGAAGTCATTTTGGCGACCGTGGCGCAGCAAACATCCCCGAATATCTCGAGTTCTCGGAGGGTCTCTTCTGAAGTACCGTTGAGGACCTCCTCGTAAGCCGCGGCTTTCGTAAACACTCCAAAAGTCATAGGTGTTGTCGTCGTTTGACCGCATGTAGCAGAGGACGTGCCAGTCGGGTTCGGGCGGGTGGTTGTGGCTGTCCGGTTCATCAATCAGGGTCAGCATAAGTGGTTCCTTTCCATATGTGGGTGAGGTTACGCCAGAGTTACCCCGTGGCGTTCCTCAATCAGGCGCAGCATCGCTTTCAGGGACTCGGGGCGGGGGTTGGTCAGGGTGGTCATTGGCCCAACACCTCGTCCCACTTAGGGTCGGCAAAGGCGAGGGAATTGCGGATCGCCTGAGCGCCTTGCTGGGGGGTGGTGGTTGCGCGTAAAGCATAGTAGTTCCAGCAAAGTTCGTAGGCACACACGTCTGACATCTCAGGGGCGATAGAGCGAACAGCGGCCTCAGGGAAAGCCAGAGGTGAGTCCCTGTCGATGCCATTCAGGTGCTTGACCCATCCTCCAATACAGGCGGCGGTCCCGCAGGGGTGGACGGTCTCTACACCCATCTCGCTTACGTTCATGTCGAAGCCGTATTCCAGTGATGGATCGTCGTGGGGCATCTCATCAAGGATGACTGCGAGTTCTTCGAGGTTCTTCAGAGGTTTCATCGGTTAGTTTCCTTCTTTCAATCTGTGGAGGTTCTCTGACCAGTCATCGCAAGGGTCATCGAACCGGATATCCATCACAGGGACCCCAAGGGTGTCTGGTCCCATGCCTTCACGTTCTGCCTTGCCCACGCCTCAAGGGTCTTGATCGGGCGCTGGGCACGTTCCCGTAGGTGGTCATAGATACCCCACGCGCGGTTGGCCTTTTCATCAGTCCAGAGCCACTGGTCGTAGTACCCGTTACCGCTCAGGTCCTCGATAAGGGAGAACTCAGCCCACTGGTCCCATCCCTCGCCACGTTCCTCGTAAAGATACGCGAGGAGTAACGTCTGGAGTTGGTTGTGGTCCCACGTTTCGACGGGACCCCATGAGACCCAATCAGGGGAGTAGTGGGAGATGAACCCATCGTAAGAAGTGTGGCGTTCCTCAGCGTAACGTGTGATGGTCGTGTTTGGCGTCTCAGCATAGATGCGGCGGATGACCGAGGTGGGAACCTTCACAAAGACCCGGTCGGTCTCGAAGTTGTAGAACCGTGGGCTTTCCATGCCGGAGAACGTGCAGTCATCGCTGTTGAAGTATTCTGCGCAGAACGCCTCAGCGTAAGCCCGGGAGTATTCCAAGCGGAAGTTGGAGTAGTCCGCAGCGTCCCAGAAAAGGTTGTTCAAGGCGTCCGGCAGGTCGTGGCCCGTGTCCTCGGCGTAGTAGTCCGCGAGGTTCTCGATTTCGCGGTCCATCTCAGGTAATTGGGGTGGAGGTATGGGATTGACCCATGAGGACCCCAGAGGACGCAGCGATCCATGAAGAAGGGAACGAAGTCCCAGTCATAGGTAACCGCGTAGCAGCGCCCCTCGAGTAACTCGTAGGCGTCCTCGATATGGGGGACTAAGTTGATAAGTACGCGACGGGTCTCACATGCCCCGAAGTTTTCGCGGAACATGTTGACCCCCGAGCGTGTGGGCTGTTCAAGTGCCCACTCCCAAACGCACATGGCGGTAAAAAGGGCGTCATTCATGGCCTTACTCCTTGACTAGGGTTTCGTTACCCAAGAGGTGATCCACAATCGCGTCACCTCTGTAGATGGTCATGAGATATCGCTGGGCGGGACCAATCGCGGACTTCATGCGGTCCATCGTCGCGTTGATTTCAATGTCGATCTCCGCTACCACGTAGGGAGGGAAAACGGCGTTCTCGGCTTCCTGTTTGCTGTCAAAGAACCGTTTAGGGATTAGCTTACAATCGCCGCGCCCGTCTGAGCCGTAGTCCTTACCGCAGACCGCCCATGCCTTCTCGGTTTTAGGTAGGGTGTCCACAGGGTTTTCAGCACCGCTCATGCCGCGTCCTCCTCGGGTTCTTCCCAAGCATCAATCAGGGTATTCAGATGGTCCTGCACACGGGCCAGCATCTCGCCGTAAGCGATGGTCACCGCTAGGCTGTCGTAGGTCACAGGATCAGGGTTTCCCACGTCCTCAAGGAACTGCTCACCGTAATCAGTCCGACAACGCTGGCAGATTTGGTGGGCGTAGCTGTAGTAGATGACCCACTGGTGACCATCGACGGTTTCATAGGCGCGGTCCGACATATCGTCTCGGTGATAGTCAGGGTCCTCGTCCCCCTGCCCTTCCATGGTTTCGTTGAAGATTTCCTGTGCGAGTTCCTCGCATTCCACCTTGTTTATCCAAGACCGCAAACCAATGTTCTTGATCTTGGATGTAGGTGGCCTCGCATTTTAGTAGGTATTTGGGTGTGCCAAATACGTGCAGCATATCCATATATGTTTCCTTCCCACTTATGGGTGAATTAAAACAGGCCGGAGTTATCCAAGGCCGTTGCGATCAGGTGTTCATAGAGGGGCACCACGGCCAACCACACAAAGGCTGCGGTCAGAAATGATAGGGCGAGGGCTTGGCGGATCATGCTGCGGCGTCCTCCAAGAGTTCCTTGAGAGTATCCTTTGCGACCGTGTAGGCCTCATCAAACATCTCGTTCGCCACAATGCGTAGATAGCTGTTGGCGCAGCTTGGAAAGTTGACCTCAATGCCGCCTACACAGGCCGCATGGGTGTCCAGAACGATACCCTTGAGGGATACCTCAATAATCAAGACCCCGTACCACCATTCATCATTCCGCCATGCGTCAATGATCTTTTGGTTTTCCTCACCATGTTCGGGGTCGGACGTGTCAAAGCAACACCCCTCCGCGTCATAATCCATAGGGGTGCAGTCCCAGTCGAACTCAATGCGGGACGTGAAGAGGAACCCGTCATGTTCCGTGGCGATGCTATCACCCTCGCAGACGAAGCTGTCAAAGTTCTGGGTAAAAGGTTCGTTAAGGGTCATTGGTGGTTCCTTTCCATATGTGGGTTAATAAGCACATGATAACAGACCCCTAGTCATTAAGAGGCCTGCCAAATGGGCTTTTCTATCTATCACCACACGGCTCGTTTTATGCCAGTCCGTGGTTCGGTCTAGGTGCTATGCCCAGCGCCGCCTCAAGTTTCCTTCAAGGGTCCCTCAAGAGGTTGGGATAAGCCTTGCCCCGATATGTCGGCGGCGCATCAAGTCACTTTTCGGGTGACCGTCCTATGATAAAGAGCATGGCGTTTACCTCACATCGCCGTGGTCCGCACATCGCCGTGCCGCGTCACTTAGTGGGTCTACCTGTTGCCGCGTCTTAGCGGGGTCTTCGTTGTTGCCTCTATACGTTTCCACAAGTGGGAAGGTCTGTCAAGGCGGTTTAGTAAGTCTCGGTCGTTTCAGTCTTTAGTGTCGTATGTGTCACCTAGATCGAGGTTCCGCCCGCAACCGTGCTTCTAAACGGTCTAGTGTAGGGCTATGTCACTGTTGCCTAGTCTGTTCACGTATACAGGGCCTTCCACCGTGCTTGTCTAAGGACGCTGCCTAGTCCGTTGCCGTTGTGGCGGTTGACTGTTTGGCTTGTCGCTTTCGATGTACACGCGCGTATGTAGTTTTATCCGAGCGCGTGAGGGGGGTATGGGGGGAGATCGCGTCGTCGTCTGTACTGATATACCCCTTCAGAAATGAGACCCCAAAAGTTGGCCGACCCCTGCTCCTTCGCGGATCGAGCACAAGGGCAACACGGGTCCTCAAAAGGTTCTGTCAAGAGTAATGTTTAGTAGACCTTGGGTGCAGGCCTGTGGTCACACAGGGCAAGCCCAAGGAGGCACTCGATGAGTTTCTTCCGGGGTTACCGTAGTCATCATCATCCTCAAACAATGAAACCCACACGTTACCCTAACAGATACCCTCTACAGGGGTATGTATGATGAGGATGTATGGCTACCCCTACTCTACAAGACCCTTATTCAAATCTTAATCACACCTAGGACTAACCTATAGGTAACACTACGGAGACTTTTCCCTAAGGGGCAACCTAATTATTTCCTCAGTAAATCTGCACTTTCACAAAGATACCCCCAGAGACCTTTGGAGGGTCCCTGAGGGTTCAGGTTCAGGCGTCGTCTTCAATGCCATTGTACTTGCAGAGAGCGACCAGGAGTGCCCACACCACCATGAGAAGGGCACTCGCTAAGAAAAGGGCGAGAAGGCCCCACACAGAGCTTACAGGGGCTGTGGCTGGGATACAATCGAGCACTAAGTACCGAACTTCCATCTGTACTTCAGGCACTCCCAGATGTCGATGGAGATCATGATCCAGAAGACCAAGATAGGGGTCAGCAGGATTGCCAAGAGTAGCTCCATTAGGCCAAACCCCCAGGGACTCGGCAGAACTGATCCACGCCCCCGTTATAAGTCCAGTACGAGGGCTCTGTACCCGCCTCATAGCCTATGGTGAGGATACTGTTGGCGTAGGTCCAGAACTCGGCGTTTCGGATTACGTGGAGGGTCATCTCGAAGAATGTGATGCAGTCCATATTATCGTCTCCTTTTCTTGGGTTTCATTGAGTGGTTCCCTTGCCCGCCAGCGGCGAAGCCAGCGATTGCAGCGAGGCCGTTCTTCATGGCCTCTCGGGTTCTCTTCACCTCATCCATTAGGACGCCCACACGGCGCTTCTCAGAGTTGTCAGAGGCGTTCTGTGCCATCTGCTCAACCCAGTACGCCACGGCCATCGCAAGGGCATCTAAGCGGTCGTCAGCGACCAGAGAGCCCCGCTCTGCGGTGATCCGGGAGAGCTGGTAGAAGAGTTGGTATTGGAGCTGCTGCTCGGGGGGCCTATCAGCGGTACTCTTGAAGTCCTCTTCGATGAGGGTTCGGTCCACGATGAGGCGGTGTTGGTTCATGACAGGCTCGAGCGTGTCAATGATCCGGCGTTCCTTCTGGGTGTTGTGGCGGACTTCTTCAATCGCGCACACGTAGTCCACCTTCTTGAGGAAGGGCTTGAAGAGCTCCACGAACATACCATCACCAAAGTTGCTCTCAACGATGATAAGGTTGACCTTCTGCTCCTTTGCCATATTGGCGAGCTTCAGGAGGTTCTCTTCGGTATAGCCACCCTCCAGGCCCCCTGCCTTCGTGAGGAAGAGCTGGGAGCTGAGGTGTTTGACGACTGCATAGGCCGTTTCATCCTTACCACGACCGGAGGGGTCGATGGACATCACCGATCCGCCGTAGGGGACCCACTCACCTTCAGTACGCGCTGGGCGATAGTAAGCGTCACCTTCGAAGCCAACAGCCGGGAGCTCTAGCTTGTTCGTGATGTCACGCGACCAGATGACCACTTCAGGGGCCTTCTTGAGGTCCGTGTCGAGGACAATGAGGTCTGACAGCTTCAGGGGGAACTTCTCAGCGTCACTGAGGCTTGTATCGAGCATGAACTGCAAGGCAAAGCCGGAGCGTCCGTAGGAGAGCTCACGCTGGGCGAGGTCATAGTCCGAGAACCGAATTGGGTCCGTTGTGGACCCTTCCTCATAGCCTTTGCCCATCAGCCTTTTGATGAATGCTGCCAGTTTTGTCCCATAGGACTTCAGGCGTTTCTCATCGGGTATCCGTGCGGGCCAGATGTAGGTTCGATACCCACGGGTCCCAAGCGTGTTGTAGATCGACATCTCGGACTGAGGGGTGCCGAGGTAGGCGATACGGCCTCCCGGCTTGAGGATAGCGTCAAATTCCTTCACGGCCTCAGAGAGCTTGTCTCTCATGCCCTGTGTCGCGGAGTTGTTCATGACCTCAATGTCATCGGGAATGATGATGTCGGCGCGGGAACCCGCAAGCTGTCCGTTGATCCCGAGGGACTTTACAGATGGTGCGTGAGAGGCCTGAGCGGGGGCCACATCAAAGGCCACCGCAGATTGTCTTTGGTTTCGCTTCGGCATGAGGTGCGAGAGGAATGGGACCTCCCGGATAAGACGCAGCGTAAAGGTGGTGAACTCGTCGGCCCGCATCTTAGAGGCGGATCATCGTTCCCGTAGGCCATCTCCATTAGGACCTTTGCCATGTCATATTGGACGGGCGTTGGTTTGGGGAGGCCTAGATGTTTCCATATCAGGTAAAGGAACTTCCTGAAGTCAGAGAGCGGGTCCTTTTCGATCAGGATACATAGGCGGGGTCCAAAAATCCCGGGAAGTGACGGAGGAGGATATTCTCCAACCCGCCCTTCTCAGGGTGTCGATTGACCCACTGCCCCGTTGATGGGTCAAAATGGTTACGGAAGAAGTTGTCCATCTTCCGGTTCCCTGTTGAGATCGCGGTATCGACCTCCAAACAGAGCCGATCAAATTCATGGTCGGACATTATGGATGTGTTGTGGTGTTCGTAGGCCCACGAGGCCACGCTGAGTCGTATGCGCAGCCTCGTTTGCCGTTCACCCACCGTCTCTGAGCGGGTCATGTGTCACCGCATGGGGACGACATTATCGCCGTCCTCATCGAACTCCGGGAGGTCCTCCATGTGGTCTGCAAGGGCATCCATGTTGTCACCCTCTTTGGGGACGGAGGTGACGTGGTTGTCTTTCAGGAGTTGGCGGGCAACGGATAGCTCACGGGGTGACGCCTTCCCTGCCTTCACCTTCTCCAGAAGTTCCCGGATTAGCTCCTTGTGGAGTTCCGCGAACATCTCATCGACTTCAGCCATCAGCTCTTACCTCGGGGGGTTACTGCTGCAACGGCTTTCTGAGCGCCTGAGGCTAGGCCTGAGAAGGCTCCTGTGCGGATACCGAAGGATGCACCAATGGAAGCGCCAAGGGCCCACAGATACCACTCAGGGGCCGTGGATAGGGCCTGGAAACCGTCCTCCACAACAGGCCGCATCTCAGGGATGAAGGCCAGCGGTACGGGGATCGCAATCAATAGTGTCCAAAACTCATCTTTCCAGCTCGATCCGGCATTGGTTGCCTGGATGCGCTCCCAATCAGCGACACTTTCTGCGCCTCGGAGGAGGATTTGCGCCTCAGCCTTGGCTTTTGCCGCCTCAATGGTGAGACGACCTTCTGCCTTGGTGGTTTGCAGTTGGATGTATTTCCCTCCAAGGCCTTTTATGGCCTCAAGGATGGGTGTGATAAGGGGGATGTTCATATCTTAGTTCCCTTCATTGTTATTGGTGTTTCGTGGGAGGGAGTAGTAATATAGCGGCTTGGTCAGCTCGAAGGCTGTGGCCCCGTCGCACTCGTACTGGAGCTGAAGTTGGAGCATTGTCCGTCCAGGCTGTATCCGCGCGGGCGGTTGAAGGCTGAACTCCAGCTTTCGAACCCGCCTCGTAAGCTGCTGTAGGGGCCTCATCGGGTCTCCGGTCTGGGTGACGTTTTGCTCATCGGTAAACTGGGGGATGATCTCCGCCATTTTGCAGTTTTCGCCGAGCTCTGTACTCCCGATGAAGTAGATGGCTTGTATCCTGTCGTTCCAGAAGACAGGCTCCCTAACGTAGGAGAGCCCATCTGGTTGGTTTAGGATGCGGTCGGCCCCGGTAAGGGTTGCGATCTGCTCCTCTATTACAGCGAAGCGTTCGGGGATGCTTATCATCTCCCGTCCGAAGTTAGTGACAGGAGGAAGCATGATGATACCCACAGCACTTACCATCCAAAGGAAGCCACTGACGGCCCACTTCATGGCCTGTTCGGCAAGGAAGCCGCGTTCTTTCTTAGGTGACAATTTCCCCCGCCTCCTTCGTTTCCAGAGCCTCAAGGCGTTGCAGGATGGCGTTGGTAAGGTTGCGCTGAAGCTGAGCCTCCAAGATCAAACACTGCTCGTAACGGACACTGTAAAAGTCCCCGTCCTCGACAAGACCCCAATCAAGGGCGTTCATTCCACGCGCCTCAAACACCTCAATGATCCGCTGGGCGAGGACGCCAAGCTGGATATCCCGGCTAGGTCCTTCAATGTAGCGGAAGGTCCCGAACTCCACCTCAGACCAGGCCGCGATGACGGGTTCGGTGATGGGCTTAAAGTCTTCCTTCTTGCGGGCGTCAGATGTCACGGTGGGTGAGTTCACGAGAAAGGCTGTAGCGAAGGGGAATGTGGCCGACCTCGGGTGGCGTTGGTTTGGTTGGAACCCTGAAAGGCTACCCGTGCTGTAGGGGACGTACTTTCAACAACAACCACAGTGGAAGCAGCGTCCCTCGCATGTAGCCGCGCGGCGGGATCAACCTGGTTCACTCCGAGGCCCAAACCTAGGAACCCAGTTACCCCATTCCACACACCGAAGTAGTTACGGCTACGTGGCGGGCCAATCGCAAAGTTTTTCCGCTCCACACCTGCGTAGTCCCGCCCTGGGTGACAAGAGACTGTCCGGTCATCTGCGGTCCACACCAGTCGAGCTTCGTTGACGTGTGGCGATCCGATACTGATATTGAACCGCATGTGGTAATCGTTCCCGAAGCAGTCATATCGGTTTGACCACGCAAAGATGTCATAATCCACGTCACCTGTGTCGTTACCCGCATCGCCGTCGATGTCTCCATAGAAACGCAAGTTTCCGTTCTGGAGGTTGATAAGGCCGTCTTGGGTGAGCCTCGCTACCTCGTTGTTGGCGCTGTTGATGAAGGTATCAGTGACGGCAACCGCGATGCTTTCGCTGGCGATGTTGGCGGTGTCGAACACGCCCGGAACACCCTGCTCCCCTCGGGGGATGTTGAAGGTGATCGTACCCGATACCGTATCAAAGCTGGCGGAAGGGTCCTCCTCGGGTTCCAGCATGACAACCACAAACTCCGTCTGAGCGAGCTCATCTGGGATCGCAAGGATTGCTGCCATCGCCGTTTCAGAGCTCTGTCTCACCCAAGACAGGGGGACGGCGTCGGTGTCGAGGGAAGGACTTCCTACGTTCGTGATCCTGAAGTCTTGAGCGTCCAGCGCACCCCCAGTGTCGGAGAAGCGAATACTGTTTCGCCCGAGATCAAAGGCCTCCTCAGCCACATAGAGGGACTGTCGGAACGCCAAATCAAGCTCTGTTTCATTGAGCATCCGGTCTTGCTGGAAGTTCACCAGCGGTGTGCCCGGTGTGTTCCGTTGGATGATAACTTCTTGACCCTCGACGGGCGTATCAAATGTACGGATTTGCTGTGCAGAGACCCATTCATAGGCCTCTGAGATGCCATCCACAAGGATTGTGATATGGGCTTGGTCGATATATGGTGGGGTCGGCCATAGCTGGCGCACCCCATCGCCTACAAGGCGGATGAGTGAACTCATGTTGTTCCTTTCCAGGAGCACCGGAGGGAGGTTTTACCCTCCCCCGAGCGCCCTAGTTAAAATTCTAGTAGGAGGTTGTCTCGCATCTGGTCCGGGATGTTCCCCTGACGTGCCTGACCTTCATACCGTTCATAAGCCTGATAGGCCTCCCAGAGGTCTGGGTGCTCCTCGAAGAGCTGACGGCGGGAGTACTGCTTGAACGCAGAGATGACCCGACTGACAACCCGAACTCGGTGACTCTCTGAAGGCGCAGTGATGCCATCAGGGACGCGCTCTCGGTCAGGGTCGTAACGGTCACTCTGGATGGCCTGTTCCAGCTCTTGGTATAGGGTCCGACCATTGGGGTTCTTGATGGTTCCCATGATGCGGTTCCAATCTTGGAACTGTTCGCTGTTCAGTGTGACGTTGCCGATGCGGCGGTCTGGGCCGTGGAACCCGTAGTTCAACCTGCGGAGCTCTCCAGCGACGGGATCATTCGTCTCGTCCCCGTACTGAAGGAAACCCAAGAGCCTTTGGGGGTTATCCTGGGGTTGCCCTGTCAGCCAATCGTGACGAACTGGGAGGCTTTCTGACAAGCCCGGTACTCTAGACTTCATCATATCAACCCAACCCCGAGCCTCACGGGCATGGTCTACATTCACGCGATTGAACTGGTTACCCGCAGAGGAGTAAGGCACCATCGCAGCAGCACGTCCCTGAAGGAAACGCTCCCAGCGTGATCCGGCCTGTTGATCTCCGTTCAGGAGCTCAGCGGCATCTGAGATACCCTGTAGCCAGGACTTCGAGGTGACGTTGTTCGTCGCCGCTGCACTCAGCATTGCGAACCAACCGCCCATGTCGATGCTTGGGTCTCCTTCTCCAGCCTTAATGGCCTCAGCCATGTCTCCAGCAATCCCGAGGGAAAGAACGAAGGGGTCCATACGTCCGAACTGAACCCATCGGGGGCTCTCGTCCGTACCAACATTGAAGGAGTAAGGTTGCCAGCCTTCGCGTATCCACTCCGCCCGCTTGTCTGGGTCTGTGGGACCACCCCCAGTGATCCTGTTCTCAAGGGCCATGAAGAGCGTTCCTGTCGCCAGCGCTGCACCTGTCGCCATCTCCCCCGCTGCCTGTGCGCGGATGGCAGGGTCAGTTGACCCGAGCCGCTTCCGGTATAAAGGGAACGCAAGGTTCACGAGAGGAACCCTGTGGAAGGACTTGGAGAGTAGGTTGATAGGCGTCTGGATGAACGGCGTGATCTGGCGAAGGAACGGGTGACGGTTTGCCATCTGCTGGAAAGACTGAGAGATTGAACCCTCCTCCAGCTTTTGGGTGAAGGTTGCCTCACGGGCGGTGCGCAGGGCATCATTTGCCCAGTTGCTTCCTTCGTTCGCCGACCCGAGGTTTTCACGGATGAACCGCTCCTTTACCTCAGGAGTGTCCTCCACCCGTCCCCGCTGAACGAGGTCTTGCCAAGCGTCATCAAGACGCTCCGTTGTGATAAAGGCACGTTCGAACTCACCGTCAACAAAAGCTGCTGGGCTGTCGTATCCGGCGCTCTGGAGTTGATCCGGTGTCATCCGGCGACCTTCAACAATCAGGTTTGCCCGGAGGCGGGAGCGGAATGTGACCTGCTTGAACATTTCGTCGGCTGTCATGAGGAAACGGGAAGGCATCCGTTGGGCGTGTCCTATGCCGTTTACGATAGCGCCAGCGACGGTGTTCTCTTCGAGGTTAAAAGTCCCCGAGCTGATCGCCTGTTGGCCCTCAGTCTGCATGTCCAGCTTTACTTGGCTGTCCAACACTGGGCTTTCAGAAGCGAAGGTGCGCCCCATCATCCGTAGGCTGTCAAACACGGTGGATCGCATTTCGGCGTACTGCCTGATACCCGCTTCGGCTTCTCGTGTGGAGCCTGTAATGGCACCCCCCACGGCCCGTTCGAAGGGCAGGTAAGCAAGGTTGAAGGAGTTGGAGGCAATGTTGATCGCATGTGTACCAAAGCCAGAGAGGATGTTGTTGATGAACACCTCGTTGACTACGTTCATGCCTCGCTTCCAGAAGGAGCCCTTATCCACCTGACGTACAACCCTCTCGCATCACGGTATCGAAAGTCTCTGTGGTGAGGACACCCATGCGTTCTGCGATGCCAGTATCCTCCAACACACGTCCCGCCATGGTTATCATCTGAGTGGCTTCGATTGGGCCGTCCATTTTATCGGTGTTGAGCCACTGAGACTGAGCAACGTCCTCCTCTGTGATCTCAATGTCCCGGTTCCGCTCCATCCATTCGGCAACAGCTTCTCGGTTAAGGAGTTGTGGAACTCCCTCCTCTGCTGCCACCTCGACCACCTCTTCCGTGGCTACAATGTCACCCTTAGGGTTTTCGACATCAGCCGCGATGGTTGACGGGCTTGGTGCTTCTGGTTCGGGTTGTGCCTCGATACGCGATATACGCTCGCTGAGGGTCCTGCTCATGAAGGCGGGTACGTCCTCTTCGCCGAAGCCAACAACGCGAGCGAGGGGGATGCCTTCTTCCGCCATTTTTCCCGCCTCGTCAGCCAATTCGTCAAGTTGGTCCGCAGCGGTCTGAAGGGCTTCTTCATCACCCGCCCGCGCGGCCTTCACGCCTCGTGACATCAAGCCGAAGCCCCGGAGGGTCAACTCTAAGGCACCACCAAGAACGACACCCTCCAGCGCGTTACGCATCCGGTTATTCCACTCGGGATCATCGGGGTCAGTTGCCATGGCCGTTTCCAGCCACTCAGGAGCCATTTCATTGGCGGATAGAAGGGCGGTAAGGTTGGCGTCTGACGGATCAAACACAACAGCATCCGCCGCAGCTCCGTTAACGAAAGCACCCAGGACACCCTTG